ATTCAAATTATTATGCCCCTGTGTCATTGACAACGTCTTTAGAATGGGATTTATCATTTACTATTTCCTCCAATTTCTTTATTCTTTCTTCCAATGATGAAAAATTGATTTCTTTAGGGTCTTTATATGGCGTTACATTATAAGGTGTAATAGTCTTATAACCCGCTCCATCTGTTGTACATAGCCATACAACAGGATTGCTTTCATCTAAAAGCAACGTTGAGCTGTTTGGTGGCATCTGAAATGTCTCTGCTCCATTTCTGCCGTTTACCCTAACAATTTCTAGCTTTTGCGTATTGGTCTGTGGTGTCATATAATTTTGATATGGATTGAAGTAATTGTTGTTCCACATTATTATCACCTCCGACTATAATTATATATTCTTTGCAAATTTAACAGAATGAAATAAATGTGCAATTTTAGTGCAATTTATGATATAATTAATATAGAAAAATTAATGAATGAGAGGTAAAAAAGTGATTAAGTTTGAAAAAGTAAGCTATAAGCAATTCAAGGAAGATGTATTGAAAGCATTAAGCGATTGGGACGATTTCGACAGTTCAGAAGAACATATCAAAGATATTTATGATAATATCAAGTTGCCTAAAAGAGCAACCGATGGTTCAGCAGGCTATGATTTCTTTACGCCATTTGAGTTGCATATTTCAAGCAGTTCAGAATGCTATCAGACACTTAAATTTCCAACAGGCATCAGAGTTGAGATGCCTAAGAATGTAGTTTTATTGTTATTTCCACGTTCTTCATTAGGATTTAAGTATAGATTGCAGTTAGATAACACTATCGGTGTTATTGATTCAGATTATTATTACAGCGATAATGAGGGACATATGTGGTGTAAGTTTACCAAAGGTGTAGAACACAAGGAATTATATTTAAATAGTGGTGATGCCTATATGCAAGGTATCTTCATTAATTATCTTTTAACAGATGATGATTCCGAAGATGACAAACAGGTAAGAAATGGTGGATTTGGTTCTACCGACCAAAAGGAGGTGTAAAGAGTGTTAAAGATTGAATATGTTGATATTAATGAATTAAAGGAGTACAGCAATAATGCTAAACTGCACCCAGATGAACAAATAGAACAGATTAAACAGTCTATAAAAGATTTTGGCATGAATGACCCCTTAGCAATCGACAAGAATAATGTCATTATTGAGGGTCATGGAAGATTGATTGCGTGTAGACAGTTAGGCATTAAACAAGTACCTGTTATCAGATTAAATGAATTAACAGAAGAACAGCGAAAAGCCTATACATTAATTCATAACAAGTTAACAATGAACTCTGGTTTTAATATTGCGTTGCTTGAAAAGGAATTAGAGAGCATTCCAGATATAGACATGGAGTTTTATGGATTTGATGAATTTGAAGATGTAGATATAGATGATATATTTACAGATGATGAACCAATTAAAGAGCAAGAAGAAAGTGAACCTAAAAAAGTCAAATGTCCTCATTGTGGGGAATGGTTTGAAGTATGAAAGTATTTCTTGCGTGTGGAAACGGTGATATTGATACGTTAAAAAGTGCTGTCAACAGCAGTACAGCATTAAAAGGATATAAGCCATATGTACTTGTATCTTATTATTATGCGGGTAGCAAGGTAGAAAAAATGATACCACATATGGGAGATTTCATATTAGATAGTGGTGCATTTACATTTATGCAAAATCAAAAAACAAAAATTGATTGGGATAGCTATATAGAAAAATATGCAGATTTTATCAAAAGAAACGATGTTAAGAAATTCTTTGAACTTGATATAGATAAAATCGTTGGATATGAAAAAGTTTGTCAATATAGACAAAAACTTGAAAGTCTTACAGGGAAACGCTGTATTCCTGTTTGGCATAAAAGCAGAGGATATAAAGAATATTGTAAACTTTGCAATGAATATGACTATGTAGCTATCGGAGGACTTGCTATCAAGGACATTAAAAAGAGTCAATATAAATATTTACCTAAACTGATAAAAGAAGCACACAAGCGAGGTGCAAAAGTTCATGGATTAGGATTTACTAATTCTAAATGGCTTAAGAAATGTCATTTTGATACAGTTGATTCTGCATCGTGGAATATTGGACGTGCATTTGGAACAAGGTATAAATTTCAAAACGGACAAATTAAAAGTATTAAGAAACCAGATGGAACAAGAGTTAAGAACCATAAAAAACTTGCAGTATATAACTGCATAGAATGGCTTAAATTTCAGAAATATGCGGAGGTTAATTTATGATTGCTAACGAACAGAATATTAACAAAATTATTATGAAGCCAACTGCTATCACATTATGTGATATTGGAAATGATTGGTATAAAAACAATCTTGAAATTCATTTTGAACCAGATAAGTATTATCCAGATTATATGAAAGTAGAGAAATGGATAATGGAAAAAATCGATGGAGAAAGATTAAATATCGAAGAAGTGGTTAACAACGTTTATGAAATGCTTATGAGAACCTATAAACCACATAAATTAAAAATTATCGATGTTGTAACAGGAAACAAAGTACACTTTGATGTTACAGTAATTAAACAATCAGATTAGGAGAAAAGAAAAATATGAATGAATTACTATTTATTTTCGAGGTTTTAACCGTATTTACACTTGTATTAGTTTGTGCAAAGTTCTTTAAGAAAGAGGGATTAATTGCGTGGGTTCCTATCGCAACTGTACTAGCTAATATTATTACCGCAAAAAATGCGACATTATTTGGTTTAAGCACTGCTATTGGAACCGTTATGTTCGCATCTACATTTCTTGCAACAGATATTCTATCTGAATGCTTTTCTAAGGAAGATGCAAAAAAAGCTGTGTATCTAGGACTGTTTGCGGATATGGTTCTTATTATCGCAACGCAAATTGCATTGCATTACAAACCAAGTCCTTTCGATTACGCAAACGGAGCCATGAAAACATTATTCTCTTTAAATCTAAGAATTAGTATTGCAAGTGCAGTGATGTATTTTATAGCTAATATGACAGATATTTACTTATTTGAGAAAATAAGAAATAAAACAAAAGGGAAATATCTATGGTTGAGAAATAACACGTCAACAATTCTATGTAACTGTTTAGAAAACTTTGGGTTTATGGCATTGGCTTTCTGTGGAATCTATGATTTAAAAACTGTTATTACAATCGCTGTAAGTACAAGTATTATAGAAATGATTGTTGCAGTAATGGATACTCCATTCCTGTACATTGCTAAAAGCAAGGTGATTTAAAATGGCTAAAGCAGGCAGACCTCAAAAGGATTTTGATAAAAAAGATTTTGAAAATCTATGTGGGTTGATGTGTACGCAGAGTGAAATATGTACATTCTTTAACACAACAGATAAAACGCTTGTCAAATGGTGCAAAAGGACCTACAAGATGGATTTTTCCGAATGCTTTAAAAGATTCTCTGGAAAAGGAAAAATTTCATTGAGACGTAAGCAGTTTGAGGTTGCAATGGGAGGTAATACTCCTATGCTAATTTGGTTAGGAAAACAGTATTTAGGACAGACTGACAAGGTAGAAAATACAAACGTCAATATTAGTGAAGAAGTACAAGAAGAATTTACTAAGTTCCTAGAGGAATAATCATGAATGCCATTCAAAAGAAGATTTTAAAACAGTTGCGTGACAACCCTGTTGCACTTGCACATCAATTGGGCTTCACAAAACTAAAGAAGAAACTTCATAGTAAATGGATTCAAGAAATGGTATATGGCAAAGGTGATGATACGTTACAGGCACATCGTGGCTCTTATAAGACTACATGCGTATCTATCGCCTTTTTGCTTATTATTATTCTTTACCCAAACGATACTACGATGTTTATGCGTAAGACCGATGATGATGTAAAAGAAATCATTGAACAGGTCAAGAAGATGATTAAGAATCCATTTACTATTTATCTTGTTAAGATGCTATACGGCTGTGATTTCTATCTTACAAAAGAGAGTGCCTATGAATTATCTACCAATTTAGCGAATAGTCCACGAGGTACATGTCAATTAACTGCTAAAGGCATGAATACCTCGATAACAGGAAAGCATTACGACAGGATATTTACAGATGATATTGTTAATATTTCTGATAGATATTCCAAAAAGGAAAGAGAGCATACCAAACGCATATATGATGAACTGCAGAACATCAAGATAGAGACAGGACGTATCTTTAACACAGGTACACCTTGGCACAAGGACGATGCTTTCACAAAGATGCCTAAACCAAAAAAGTATGATTGCTATACAACAGGGCTGTTGAGTGATGAAGAAATCCAATACAAGAAAGACCATATGGATTTATCATTGTTTAGTGCGAATTACGAATTGAAACATAGAGCAGACAGTGATGTAATCTTTGAACCTAAGAAAGAAAGAGCAGACATATCAGCCGTCATGAATGGATTGGCTCATGTTGACAGTGCCTTTTATGGAGAAGATTATACAGCTTTAACAGTTATGCAGAAGCATGATGGAAAATATTATGTTTTTGGAAAAATCTGGCGTAAGCATGTAGAAGATTGTTATAGTGATATTAAGAGATGGTATGATTATTTGTTGGTAGGAAAGCTGTACAATGAAAAGAATGCTGATAAAGGCTTAGTTGCAAAAACAATGAGAAAGACCTATGGCATGAAAGTTGTCACATATCATGAAGATATGAACAAGCATATCAAGATAACAACGTGTCTTAAGGCAATATGGAAAGAGGTTGTATTTGTTGAGGGAACTGATGAAGAATATATCAAGCAGATAGAAGATTACACAGAGAATGCAGAACATGATGATGCACCAGACTCTTGCTCATGTTTGGCAAGAATCATGAAGAAAAAGAAATAGGAGGTCAATATGAAAACGTATCAGGATTTATTAGCTTTAGGTGATAGTAGAAGTTTCAAGGACATTACACAGTTTATTAACGGCGTTATCGTGGAGTATAAATCAAGCCCTTTCTATAAAGAGGCTGTTATTGCTGATTCCTACAACCGACAGGATAACGTTACAATCAGAGAATACAAAAAGCTATTGTACACAGTTACAGGTAAAGCAGTTGTAGATAATTACAGTGCAAATTACAAGTGTGCATCAAATTATTTCAATCGATTTGTAACACAGGAAAATCAGTATTTATTAGGCAATGGCGTTGTGTTTAATGATGAAACAACAAAAGAAAAATTAGGTGGAGATGATTTCGACATTAAATTACAATCATCTGGCATGAATGCGTTGGTTCATGGTGTGTCTTATAATTTCTTTAATTATGACCATGTAGAAGTATTTAGTGCATTAGAGTTTGCTCCGTTATGGGACGAAGAAGACGGAGGGTTGAAAGCAGGTGTAAGGTTCTGGCAGGTTGCAGACAATAAGCCATTAAGAGTTACATTGTTTGAATTAGATGGCTATACAGATTTCAAACAGAAGAAAGGTGAATGGAGTATTGTTGCAGATAAGAGGGCTTATAAGATTGATGTATTGCACGATGTGGACGGCGATATTATCTATAATTATGAGAACTATCCATCTTTCCCTGTTGTGCCTTTATGGGGCAATACAAAGCATCTAAGTGAGTTACACGGCAGACGTGATGAAATAGACGCTTACGACTTAATCCGTTCTGGGTTTGCTAATGATTTGGACGATGCAAGCATGATTTATTGGACAATCAAAAATGCAGGTGGCATGGACGATGTAGACTTGGCTCAGTTTGTACAGCGTATGAAAACAGTTAAGGCATATGCTTTTGATGATGATGAACAGGCAGAAGCACATACAACAGAGGTGCCTTATCAGTCAAGGGTTGCATATTTGGATAGATTGGAAAATGATTTGTATAATGATTTCATGGCGTTGAATATGTCGCAGATTTCATCAAATGTTACTGCAACTGCAATCAAGGCTTCATATGGACCGTTAGACAATAAAACGGATTCATTTGAATATTGTGTAAGTACATTCATTAAACAGGTTCTTCATTTAATCAGTGTAGAAGATACACCTAAATTCACACGTTCTAGAATTGTTAACCAGCAGGAAGAAACGCAGATGGTTCTATCGTGTGCACAGTATCTTGATACCAAAACAATCTTGACTCATTTACCTTTCTTGTCAAATGATGAAATCGAGCCTATTTTAGATGCACTTACTAGAGACGAGTCGGACAGATTTGTTACACCAGAGGAACAAGAGGAACAAGAAGAACAAAAGGAACCAGAAACAAATGAGCTAAAAGAAACCGTTAAGGAGTGATGATAAATGCCAGATAAAGCCCACAAGTGGACTGATAAGCAGATAAAAGAGCTAGAAAAGAAGATTGGTAAGTATTATGCAGTAGCATGGCTTGGTATTACCGATTGGAGCAAATATATTGATGATATGGGACCAGAAGTAGAAGCACTGATAAAAGATAAAGAAGATGCTAAAAAGGTTGGAGATAAGGTTTTGATTGAAAAGACAACAAAGGCGTATGAAAGCTATCTTTTAAGCAAGACAATATTAAGTGACAGCTATAAGAAGATGCTCGATAAGGTAGCAAGAAAGATAGCAGATATTAATAAAGGTGCGTTGGATATTGTCAATGATTTTGTAGGGAAGATATATACCAAGAACTACAATTTTATTGGCAAGAATACAATTAAGGATTTCAAGATTGGTGGCATCAAGTTTGATTTGATTGATGAAAATGTTATCAATAATTTAATCAAGAATGCAGATAAATCTTTTCTTCCTTTAGTAAAGGATTTGGATATTGATAAAGACATGAAATGGAACATCAAGGCTATCAATTCACAGTTATTGCAGTCAATCAAGAAAGGTGAGCACCCTAAAGAATTGGCTAAAAGACTACAAACCATTAGCACGATGGACAGGAAATCAGCCGTAAGGAATGCTCGTACAATGATTACCTATGCCCAGAACAAAGGGCGATTAGATGCAATACAAAAGATTGATAAAGATAATGATGTAGTGTGCACCAAAGTATGGGTTGCAACGGCAGATGATAGGACAAGAGAAAGCCATGCAGAATTAGATGGCGAAGAAGTGTTGGTAGATGAACCTTTCTCAAATGGCTTGATGTGTCCTGCTGACCCAACAGGAGAGCCAGAAGAAGTTTATAACTGCCGATGTACAATCTTAAGACATATCTATACCAAAGAAGAATGGGAGGAAATGGACAGATGATGGATTTTAAAATTACAGATAACATTGATGCGTGCAAACAGGAGATATTCAACAAGTTAAATCAAGGTATGCAGGCAGTCGCTAATGAAGTTGAAAACAATGCTAAAAATCTATGCCCTGTTGATACAGGAAACCTAAGAAATTCAATCACAACCGAGATAACAGACGAGGGAGACGATAAGGTATTGTATGTAGGTACCAATGTAGAATACGGCAAATATGTTGAATTTGATGATAGTAAGAGCCACCCATCTGGACAGGCACACTTCTTAAGAGACTCGGTGGCTACACATCTTGTCGAATATAAAGACAAATTAGAATCTTTTATGAAATAAGTGTTGCATTGCTTCATCAAAATGCTATAATGTAATTGTACCGAACAGGTACGACACTACGGTGCTTTCTTTTGTGGCTTTTGGTTTCAATCAATCAAACATCTCTTTAAGGGAAATTGTGCAATATTGTTACAGATATTGCACTTTTTCCTTTTTTTGCTATAATTTGTTATATAGTGTGGTTGTTTTTTTTGCTAAGGAAACTGCAACCGAAGAAAAGGAGAGATGACTTATCGCACTAACAAGAAAATTTTTATCTGCTCTAGGCATTGAGCAGGACAAAATCGATGAAATTATCGAATCACATGCCGAAACTGTAAACGGCTTAAAGAATAAAATCGCTATTTACAAAGAAGATAGTGATAAGCTAGAAAAAGTTGAAAAAGAATTAAATGATTTAAAGGATTCAGTAGCAAAGAATGGCGAGGACCCTTATAAGTCAAAATATGAAGATACGTTAAAAGAATTTAACCACTTTAAAGAGCAGGTCAATAATGCTAAGGTAACTGCATCAAAGACAAATGCTTACAGGAAATTATTGGAAGATGCTGGCGTTTCTGCAAAGCGTATTGATTCGGTGTTAAGAGTCACTGACTTAGAAAAGCTAGAATTAACCGATGATGGCAAACTAAAGGATTCTGATAAACTCACAGAGTCTATCAAGACTGAATGGAGCGATTTTATTGTCGCTACCGAAACTAAAGGTGCTAACACATCTACACCTCCAACAAATGCAGGTGGTGGTTCTACCATGACATTAGAAGATTTCTATAAAATCAAAGATAGAGGAGAAAGAGTTAAAGTGTTAGCAGAGCACCCAGAATTATTTAACAAAGGAGAATAATTATGGCAGACACAAATTTAATCAATAAGACTGATTTACGAGTAGTTCGTGAACAGGAATTTGTTTTAACTTTTGAAGAGACTTTAAAGAAATTAACAGAAGCATTAGCCTTAACAAGAAAGGTTGAAAAGCAGGCTGGCACTACTTTATACACTTATAAGGTCACAGGTACTTTAGAAGATGGTGAAGTAGAAGAGGGCGAAATCATTCCATTATCTAAGTATCAGACAGTTAAGACTCCTATTGGAGAAATCACTATCAAAAAGTGGAGAAAAGGAACTACTTACGAAACTATTGTAGAACGTGGGTTTAATCAAGCTGTTTTAGATACTAATGCTAAAATGTCAAAAGACATTGCTAAAGGCATCAGAAAAGATTTCTTTGATTTATTAAAGAAAGGTTCTACTGCTGTAACTGGTACTACTTTCCAGAGCGTTTTAGCAGGAATCTGGGGAAAATTAGCTGTATTATTTGAAGATGATGATGTTAATACCATCTATTTCATGAACCCTTTAGATATTGCTGAATATTTAGCTACTGCTAATGTTACTGTTCAGAATGCTTTTGGATTATCTTATATCGAAGATTTCTTAGGTTTAGGTACAGTTGTATTAAATTCTTCTGTTGAAAAAGGTAAGATTTATGGTACTGCATCAGATAACCTTATCTTATATTATGTAGCCGTAAATGGTGCAGATACAGGAAATGCTTTCAATTTCACAACAGATGAAACAGGTTATATTGGTATTCATGAAGAACCAAATTACGATAACCTTACAGCCCTTGTAACTGCTGTATCTGGTGTAGCGTTCTTCCCAGAACAGTTAGGTGGTATCGTTGTTGGTACTATTACAGGTGCTTAATGTATATAGTAATTAAGCTATTTACTGATTTACAGGACGATAATTGGCTTTACAACGTTGGTGACGTTTATCCTCGAAAGGGCTTAAATGTCACCGAAAGCCGTATCAGAGAATTATCAAGTTCAAACAACCGACAGGGAAAACCACTGATTAAACTAGTTGAAGAACCTAATTTGAAGCCTAATCTAGAACCTAATCTAGAACCTAATCTAGAACCTAAGAAAGATTTAAGTAATTTGAATAAAGTACAGTTGATGAAGATTGCCAAAGAAAAAGGATTGAATGTTAAACAGTCAATGAATAAAGCTACACTTTTAGAAAAATTGAATAGTCTATAAAAAGGAGGGTACAAAGTGCTTACCGAGATTTGTCAGTATCTACATAACTGGTTCATCAAAGATAGAACCGATATTCATTTAGATACATTTAAAATTGAAAATGGGGCAGTTGTGCCCTCTTTTGAAATCAAACAAGGACAGTATTTTAGAATCATAGGAAGTATGTTTAATGATGGAGTTTATAGATTCCCTACAAGTAGTTTAAAAGATGAAATATTTGATGGTGCTATATGGACCATGCATGTACCACCACAGTTGGTTATGTTATCAGAGGAAATTCAAGGTTGGTATCTATCCAATCTTTCTAACACTGATAATATTTATGAGTCTGAATCATTTGAGGGATATACATATAAAATAAGAACAGGTGCAAATGGTGGCAAATACACATGGAAAGATGCGTTTAAAAGTGAGTTAAAGGCATACAAGAAAATATGAGTCTGTTAGATGTAGTAATGGAGCCTTTTACTATCATGAACAGAATCACTGTAAATGATAAATATGGAGGTACTTCTACCAAATATATCAATGGTGCAGTGATTGAGGGCGTGGCAGTTAAAGGAAGTGTAATCAGCAACATTGTCGCACAGGCAAGTGGCTTATCAGTCACTTACAATTTTACAACAAGAAAAAGATACACTCTTAATTTCCATGATGTAATTAAAAGAAATCGTGATGGCAAGATATTCAGAGTCACAGGAAATAGTGATGATACAACACCACCAAAGATTTCTAAATTGGATATGCGAGCCACCACAGTAGAAGAATGGAGCATACCTGTTAATGAGTGATTATGATTTAAATTATGATTATGATTTAAAAGAACCTGTATCAGAAATTATCGTTGATAAAGTCAGTGCTTTACAGACATTTTGGAGTGCTTTCGGTATCAATGCATATCCATCAATAAATGTGCCAGAAAAGGCTCGTAGCGACCTTTTAAAGAAAGGTGTGCCTTATATTACCTATGATGTTGTTTTGGGCTTATTTGACCAATTATGTTATATGACAGGACAGGTACATTACAATGTATCGCTCACAGGTATAGGACCATTGGTTGAAAAGCAACAGTTTATTGTTGATGTTTTAAAAAGAGGGGGTACGACTGTACCATATAGAGATGGAATAATGATTGTTAATCTGTCATCGCCTGCTGTACAGCTAATGACGGAAGAAAACGACAGCATAAAGAAAGCAATTATAAATATCGTAGTAGAATTTACAGATTAAAGGAGCAAATTAAATGAAGAAATATTCAGTTATTCCTAACGATACATTTAAAGAGTTAGTCATGAATGCTGGTGTTCTATGTACTGCATTTGACCCAGCAACAGGAAGCGTCCGTAATGAAGATATTGTTGGTGCAACATCTGGTGGAAACACATTTGAAGCAAAGCCTAATTTTAGTGATTTGGGAGATGATATTGACAACTGCCCTAAAAACACAATGGAATTGAAACAAATCGACGATGAAGAAGTAACAATTAGTGGTTCGATGGTTACTGTTAACGCTAACCTTTTAAACAGTTTGATGGTAAGTACAGCATCTACTGTTGAAGCTGGTGTAACACATATTGTGCCTAAAACAGAACTATCAGCAAATAATTTTAAAACATTATGGTGGATTGGTGATTATTCAGATAAGAATACAGGAGCAAATGCAGGCTTCTTGGCCATCAAAGTTAAAAATGCCTTATCAACAGGTGGTTTTAAAGTTAAATCAGATGATAAGAAGAAAGCAACATTTGATTATGAATATACTGCACATTATTCAATCGAGAATCCAGAAGAAGTACCATATGAAGTTTATTTAAAGACAGGTGGTGAATAGTCGTGAAGCCGTTATCAGAGTATAAGGACGATGAATGTTTTGATTTGTTAGACAGGATTTTGGACCCTGTCAATGAAATCATGTCCGATAAAGAAATGTCAAAAACCTATGATGAAAAAGGCAAGTTTGGTGTTATCCGTCTTATCATCAAGAAACATCGTGAAAACATTGTGTATATCTTAGCTACATTAAATGGTGTAGAAGTTAAAGATTATCATTACACGTTTAAATCAATCATTGATGATATTACAGCGCTTTCTAATGATGAAATCTTCACGGATTTTTATCAGTCGCTAATGACAAGCGCTCCTGTGCAGTCTATCGAGCAGAATATTACAGCGTTGCAAGGCTTGGAAAGCCTAAGCAATTCATAAAGTATGTTCTGTATAAAGTATCAGAGCATGAAAAAGAGATAGCATATCGTTCTTATACATGCGATATGCTATTGGCTATTTTAGGGTCATTAGTTGGCGAAAGCGTGAAACAAGTAAAGAGATATTATGATTTAATCAATGACGAACCAAAAGAAGAAAAGAGTGCCGAAGAATTAGTAGCAGAATTTAGCAAAAAGACAGGAATTGAGGTGATTTAATGAATGCTTTTGATGTGTGGGCTTCTCTAAAGCTAAACACAAGGGAATTTGATAATGGTTTAAGCACTGCAAAAAGCAATGCCGAAACCTCAAGCAGTGGAATGGCCAGCTCTTTTAAAAAAATCGGTTCTGTTATTGCAGTTGCATTTTCTGTTGCTAAAATAGTTTCTTTTGGCAAGGAATGTCTAGATGCTTATGGCGTACAGGCAGAACAGGAAAAGAAATTAGAAGTCGTAATGAAACAAAGAATGGGTGCCACTGATAAGGGTATTCAGTCGGTAAAGGACTATGCAAGTCAGTTACAGAAGATTGGCGTTGTTGGTGATGAAGTACAGTTGGCAGGTGCTCAACAGGTTGCTACATTCTTAAAAAGTGAGAAATCAGTAAAAACATTGATGCCAGCATTAAATAACCTAGCTGTACAGCAGAAAGGCGTAAACGTCACAACAGGTGATATGGTCAACTATGGTAACATGTTCGGAAAGGTCTTACAGGGGCAGACAAGTGCCTTAAAACGTGTAGGTATCACATTTGATGCACATGAAGAAAAACTCTTAAAGACAGGTACAGAACAGCAGAGAGCATCTACATTAGCCCAGATTATCACAAAAAATGTTGGTAACATGAATGAAGCATTTGCAAAGACAGATGCTGGTAAAATCCAACAGGCAAAGAATAAGATTGGTGATTTAAAGGAAGAAATTGGAGCCAAATTAAAGCCAGCAATCGCTAATGCGTATCAGCTAGGTTCTAAGGTGATGGAATTTATCGTCAATAATGTATTGCCTGCAATGGATAAAATAAGTCAAGCTGTGGGTCCTACAATCTCAAGTGCGTTCAATACATTAAGTTCAACTGTCATGGGTGTTATTAATGCAGTAAAGCCTGTTATTGAGGGAATCTTTAATTTTATTCAACAGCATTCTACAATCTTTAGCGTTATTGCTAGTGCTATTGGTGGTATCGCTGTTGCAGTTGGTGTTGTATTGCCTATCATTACAGGCGTTGTCGGTACTATTATGGGTATCGGTACAGCTATCATGACTGCGTTTTCAGGTGTTAGCACCGTTATTGGTGGCATTGGTGCTGTTATTGGTCTTTTAGGTGGTCCTGTAACCGTTATTATCGGTATTATCGGTGCATTAGTTGGTGTTGTCATGTATCTATGGAATACCAATAAAGGTTTCAGAAGTGCTGTAACATCTATATGGAATGGCATCAAGACAGCTATTACAACTGTAGTACATGCTATTGCACCTGTTGTCAAAGCAGTTTTCAATGGTATCAAAGTTACAGTAACTACAATCTTTAATGCAATTAAGACAGTTGCTACTGTGGTATGGACTGCCATCAAAGTTGCTATCACAGTGGTTGTTACTGTTATTTCCACTGTGGTGCGTACATATTTTACCGTTGTAAAAACCGTTGTTACAACTATTTTCAATGCTATCAAGTCGGTTGCTTCGACAGTATGGAATGGCATTAAAACCGTCGTATTGAATGTTGTAAAGGCGTTATCCAATGGAGTTAAGAGTGGTTTCAATGCTATTAAATCGGTCGCTACAACCATTTTTGGAGCATTAAAGAGCATTCTTGTTAAGCCTTTCCAAACTGCATGGAGCGTTATCAGTGGTGTTGTAAGCAAAATTAAAGGTGCTTTCAATTTCCATTGGTCATTGCCGTCACTTAAATTACCTCATATTTCGGTATCTGGTGGTAAACCACCATTCGGAATCATGGGGAAAGGTTCGCTACCATCTTTTAGCATCAAGTGGTATAAAAAAGCGATGAATACACCTTACATGTTTAGTGGTGCTACATTGTTTGGAGCTGGTGAAGCAGGCGATGAAATTATGTATGGCAGAAATAACCTAATGCGTGATATTAAAGATGTAGTAGAGAATAATGGCAATAATTTTGATTATGACAGATTTACTATCTTGGTTAGAAATATGGTGCTAGGCATTGTAAAAGAATTGAAGATTGAAGTTGATAATCGAGAGTTTGCAAGAGTCGTAAGACGAGTTTAAGGGAGTGGTATATGTATGAATAAATTTAATTTTAAATATGTCTCCTCAACAGGTGATGTTATTGAAACAGGAAAGG